GAACCATGCACCTTGCCATCATCCTGCACAGCATCGAGCCAGCTACTGATCATTGACACCCTCTTCTGCACCATCAAATATTCATTGAGCAGCTTAGCCTCTGGCTTGTCAATGCCTGCAAGGACGTCTTCGTTAATTATCCAAGAGCCCTTCTCTGTCTTCTCTGTTAGCTCAACACCAAAGGATTGAAGACGCTCTGCAATTTGTTGTCTGCTTCCGGGATTGAATGGGTGTACCTTCACCTTCAGAGGTCCTGGTAGAGCTTCTTTGATGAGCTTGTTAGGCTTGTCAACACCAGCTTCCTTCAGCATCTCCAGCAATGCTGTCTTCGTTGGTGCCTTATGCTCACGCCATTTCTCATCAACTACTTCCCAATACTCCGGTGTCTTTGTTTGTTCATAAGTCGGTGGACATACTTCTTGTAGCTTATTCTCAATGTCAGCCATTCGACCTGACAATGAAGCCATAAGAGTTTGAGCTTTCGGAACATCCAGCGGATATCCATTGTCTTCCATCCTTTTGCAGATATGAGCAACTTGATGCTCTAGTTCAATGCTCTTGTCACTGAAGCCCATTGACTTCATCTCTTCCATCAGATGGTTGTATAGCTGCTCAAGGACGCTGACGTCTTGGACACAATAGTCTTCCATCTCCTGTGACCAGCCGCCATCAAAGGAAGTGAAATCGCCTTTGTTGTTTCCAAAGCGGATACCCCAACTCTTCAACGAATGCTTACCAGCCTTTGGATCTTCCTCAGGCGGTAGTAGCTCAGGGTTGTACAGACGTGACATCACCAACGTATCAACCTGCTGATGTTGAGGCACCGACACCTTCCACACCCTCTCCAGCACAGGGAAGTCAAACCCAATGCCGTTATGGGCACACACTTCTTCACCATCGAGATAATTCTGTAGTCCTGTCCTTTCACGCCAAACTTTGGTGACACCTTCTTTCTTTGTCACACAAAGCCAGATGGTGTCATGCTTCAGGTTTGTCTCGATGTCAAGAAATATCATGTGTATGGCTTTCGCTTCTCTATGTCGTTGGTGAAGATGCCGCCGTGTCCGTAGAAGTGTTCGTTCAAAAGCAAAGCTGCATGGGCGTAATAGTTGTGGTTGTGTTTTGACGTTTCATGCATGTTGCGTAGGAACGCTAACACTTCTTCTAGGGTTTGTTGTGGTGTCATAAATAGTACCTTAGGCTGTTATGGTGTGGTTTATAGTGCATCATATTTAATTTCGTAGCCTTTTTCTTCCATCCAGATCATCCATTGCTTGAACTTTTCTACATGTTCCTTTCCTCGATTAATTATTTCAACACCGATGGGCTCACGCTCCTGCATGAAGTCATCAGCAGCATACACAGGACAATGTATATCAACACTGTACTCACGCAGAACCCAATCAATGTAGACCTGTGCTGGGTCGCTACTCTTAACAATTTCGTGTGTCACCTCAGTTGGTGTTTGCAGTGCGTCAAAGACAGTTGCCTGCGTCTCTGTCTGTGTCTCTCCTTTCTTGTTCTTGAAAGAAATTTCACGGGCGGCATAGATGTAGATGTTCATGCTCATTTCACTTCATCCATTTCAAAATGTCGTTCTAAGACGGACATGCACTTCTTCACAACAAGTTCTCCATACTTCTGTCTGAAGATGTCCTCCCAAGGATGGGAGGTCTTTGGCATACCTAGAAGCTCAGCATAAGCCAGCGTCTCAGCTTCTTTGGCTAGGGCGTAGAAGACATCGTTCATAGCACTGTTTCCTCAACATCAGCCTCAACATACTCCAGCATCCTACCAGTGTCCTTGGTGTAGAGCAAGGAACAGGCTGGACCAGTGAGTCCGCTATATCGATTCTTGAGAACGCGAATACGTGTGGTGTTTCTTTCGTTCTCTTCATCGGCCTGGCCGTTACGCTCAGCACCAATTACTATATCGCTGAGTTGGGCAATGCTGCCGCTACCCCGCAATTGCGCTAGAGATGTTGCAGCACCTTCTTCGTGTCCTTTACCATCAGGACGCTTCAGATGAGACACAGCAAACAAGGCAATGTTGGTTTCCTGCACCATCATACGCAACTTGGTCATGATTTCGTCAATGGCTTTACGTTCATCACCAGATTCCTGCGCCGAGACGATGATCGAGATGTGATCGACAAAGACATACTTACACCCCATCACCTTCGCCAGATAACGAACCCTGTTGACGATGTTATCGACACTGGTGCTGCCAAAGTGATCAAACAGAAACACCCTGCCAGTGCCTAAGGTGCGTTCATAGGCGTCCTTGCGTTCTTCTTCGTTGCTCTCTGTATCAGGCAAATGCAGGGGCTTGTTAGCTGCCAGCGACATCAACGACAACCCTGTCTTTCTGATACTTTCTTCAAGGAACATCAGTCCTACGCTGTCATCTGTATTCCCCAACAAATGCCAAACAATTTCACGCAGCAACTGACTCTTCCCTAAGCCGCTGCCAGCAGTGATGGTAACAAGTTCACCGTGTCGAATGCCATAGGTGAGTTTATTCAACCCATCCCAAGGATACATACATTGTGCTGGTGCCGGTGGCGTAGAAACCAAATCCCACAACGTGTTGCCAGCAACAATGCCATCGGGGATGTAGGCTTCAGCAGCCCACCAGCGCTGAACGAATAGAGCTTCTTTGTTTGCAGCGGTGTAGTCACAGGCGTCTTTCATATCGACGTCGTGCTTAAACACCTTGGCTTTGTTGCCGAAAAGCTCTGCTACTTCCTTCGCTGCTTTCTTGCCTGGCTCATCGTTGTCAAAGCAAACAACAATGTTTTCAAAGCTGTTGAGCCATTCATAAGAGGCTTTGCAATCTTTCAATGCACCGCTAGCACCACTGCGGATGCTGACGACAGCCCATTTACTTCCTGTGGCTTGGAAGGCCGCTAGCGCATCAAACTCACCTTCAGTGATGGTGACATACTTACCACCATTGCTGTAGAGATGTTGTCCAAACAACATAGCCTGTGCAGGCTCACCAATGCTGTGGAACTTCTTCTCAGCAACAGCCCTGACCTTGGCTGCTACGAGAGAACCATCCTTGTCATGGTAGGGAAAATAGAAATTGGTCTTGTCCTTGACAACACCATAGCGTTCCAACGTTGATCGAGTAAGACGCCTGTCTGTGACAGAGCAGGCTTCGTTGTCCTCGAAAATTGGTGCAAGATTCACATTCATCCTTTTCTTTGGCTTGGAAGGAATGACGGCAGAGCCATCACTTTCTGTAAACGTATTACATGCAAAGCAAAAGCTGCTGCCGTCTTCGTTGATGCTACGTGCATCGCTGCTGCCACAATCTGGGCAGCTAACGTGTAGCCTGACGAATGTCATTGTTGTTGTTTCTTATCTAGTGATCTTTGTAAAGCCTTTATGGCTGTCCTCAATTCTTTGATGTGTCTGATGGTGTCTTCCTTGAACAGACGATAGTCTTCAACAGATACACCACCAGATGGTGACGTTACCTGCTGAACCCTCTCAGCAGCTATCTCTGCTGCTGTCTTAACTTCCACCATAGAAACCACCCATGTACATCAATGAATACCATGCAGCCATCAAAGCCACCAGAAGAATAACGAAGGTGTAGTCTTCGTCATCGTCATCATTCTTCATAGTAGTGCTTCTCCAACATACCGCTGTGAAGACTCATATTCACTGCATTGCTTCACAGGGTTGTGCCACATCTTCCCTGCGCTGTCTTGATAGTACAGGAAAGGCCAATGCTCACGCCTCTTCGTGGGGATAGAGGATAGCTGAAATGAGTTCAAGTTCTGCTGCTGCTTCGTCGGTGAGGTCTGCATGTTTGATTCTTCCTCTGATGTGAGAACGAATGTCTTCACAAGTGGCATAGTATTTGTACCAATCTAACATATGAGAAGCCTCATAGGCATCCTCACAGCATATCGTCACACTCTTTACGCTCATGGCTGTGCATCTCCTTTAACAGACTTTCATAGACATTCATCAACTCACCACAGCGTAGGTTGATGAGGCTGATGATGGCGAGAAGATAGTTGTCAATGTCATCCTCACTCGGTGTTTCTTCTCGATCAAGAAGAGCCTTACGAATAAGTTGAACGTCTTGGTCCAAAGACCACATGTGCATGATGGGATCTTCAAGCCGCTGCAATTGCAGTAAATTTTTCATTCATCGTTTCCTTTAGCAGATTAGGGTTGATGAGGGTTGACGGGAACTCTCGGATTTGTTGAGCCTTGGTTGAGCCCTTCAGCGTATGGACAAAGTACGGGGACACACTGGCAGCGTTCTGATGTCCAGACATCATCATCACTGTCAGCAAGTCACCACCATTCTCAATCACTTCAGTAATGGCGGTGCGTCGAAGGTCACGAAGCTGTAGCTCCTGAGGGATGCCAGCAACCTCGCAGATTTCTCTGAAGTGATACATGATGGAGACGATAGTGTACGGCACCCATTCGCGTTTGTCAGCAGAACGATGTCGAGGAGCAACATAGGTGCGGCAGGGATGTTCCTTGTACTGCTGCTGAAGGATGTTAGCAAGACCATCGGAGATAGGCAATCGTACAGTGACACCCTTTTTGCTCTGCTGTATCGTCACTGTTTTATTCTTCAGGTCAACAGAGGACCACTTGAGGTTGAGGATGTCGCTGACACGCTGTCCCCACTCGTAGAGACAATAAAAGATGATGCCAGCACTCCTCCATTCCCATTTGCTGAATGCAGCATTCAACACCGACAACACCTGTGAACGCTGCCACATCATCTTCCTGGCAGCAACAGATATTTTCTTGATGTGGCTGAAGGGATTCAATGTGGTGAAGCCATGACGAATGCCCCAGTTCCATACAGAACGATGGACTGAGATGATCTGGTTGGTCTGTAATGGTCTTGATCCAGACTTCAACTCCTGTTCGTACAGACGCTGTACCAATGGCGCTGTGATGAAGTCTATCTTGGCGTTGAAAAACTCAACACCACCAATACGCTTGTGCTGCCACAGGTGAAGAACAATGTTGTATTGTTTCTTAACACCGGGTGTCAGAGCACAATAGTCTGTGCTGTTGAGATAGCTGTTGATGAGATGAGTCACTCTGCCTTCTTTGTAGGTGCGTCGAGTTTCTTCTCTCACCTTTATCCACTCGACATATTTGTCGTTGTAGAAAGCAGCGTGCTTAACTATTGCATCGTAGTCTTTGCTCCTCTTGCGCTTGACAGCACCAGCAACAACAGCTTTATGCGGAGGATCATAATAAAAGTCGTTGCCAACTTTCTTAACGTGACGGGGAAGGACAAGGTCTGTCATGATGTT